CACAATAATAATCTTACGACTATTATTGGTTATGATGGCTACCTTGCCCACTCCCTCGCGTCCGAAGAACGAGGATGGTGAACAAGGCGCCCCGCGACGTTGTCGCGCGTTCCGAGCTCGGACATCTAAGTATGTCCGCCGCGCTCTTGCTGACTGGGGGTATGTCTTCGGACATCCCGCCCCCAACTTCTCCCTATCTGGCGGCTGCTTAGAACAGAGTCGCCAGGTAAAGAAGCTTCTAGGTTCCTGCCCGAGTAACGACCATAAGGAAGTTATGGCTTGGCAGTCCATCAAGAAAGGCCTTCCGGATTCATGCGAATGCATGACCGGTCCTTTGATGGAGAAGCTTGTGGAGGGGGTTCGTCGACCTAGACGTCAACTCCCCGTCGGCTACCTGCGATTTGTTGCCCAGCAAACGTCCCGTCTCTTTTCGAAGGGATGGGATCTGGGCTACGAGGAGCAGGTTCTCCTCACATCTCCGCCGCTTAGCGCAACGACTGATTCGACCCGTTCCGAGGGGGGCGCATTGGGTACCGGGATTGACCATGACAGTTTCCTTACGGAAGCTCTTAGTGGCCCATCTCGACCCGATCGCCCTGCCCCGGAGGCCGAATTGATTGTCGTTCAGTCAGCTGGGAAACCTCGTCCTCTGACGAAGTTCTCATCCGACGAGCTTCTCCTCCGACCACTTCATAAGACAATCTACAATCACCTCTCGAGGTGTAAGTGGTTGTCCCGAGGCGACGTTTCGGACGATGGGCTTGCGAAAGCGGGGTTCCACCAGGGGAAGGGTATCCTTACATCAGGCGACTACGCTTCGGCTACCGACAACTTGTCGATCGAAGTCGCGGAAGTGATCTTGGGTACTATCCTTGCCTCTTCCACCGTTCTTCCTGCTTCTGTTACTGAGAGGGCAATGCAGATTCTTCGGCCGATCCTTTACTGGGTCGACGGTCCATCTGGTTGTCCTCTTTCGTCGAAGAAGTATGTCGGTCGTCCTTCCATCGGACAGATGATGGGCTCTTACCTCTCTTTTCCTCTGCTTTGCCTGCAGAATCGTATTGCGTACTTGTACGCCATGCGAGACGCAGGGCTTAGCTGGAAAGAAACGGTATCGGCCCCCTGCTTGATAAACGGGGATGACATACTTTTTCAATCGACGAAAGAGGTTTCGGATGTGTGGATGGGGAAGGTCGGG